CCTGGCAGGGCTGGCTGCCTGCTGGGCGGGTGGGCAGCTGTTACGCTGCGGGAGGTAGCGACATGCTCGGAATCGTGATTGACCCCGGCGCAAAGCCGGAACTTTACCGCCTGCCGGACACCCTGCAGGAGCTGCAGCGCTTTATGGGCGGGTACGCGCAGCGCTGCCCGATCAGCAACCGGTTTGCCGCGCTGTTTTATCTGCCGCAGGCCGGGCAAAACCTGCCGACCCGGCATTACAACGGCCGCTGGTTTTATGGGCGGCTCTGCCTTGTGGGCTGGCGCAACGCCCGCATGACGGACCTTCCCAAGCCGCTGGCCGAAGAACTTCTGCAAAAATTCACACCTGTGGAGGTAACGCCATGAACGAGTATGACGCCATCCGCGCTGCTTTTGCCCACAACCGCAAGGATGCCGAACTGCTGCTGCACGAAACCGTGCGCGGCATTCTGGCCGAGGCAACGAGCAGCAAGGTCAAACAACTGGAAAAGATCAGCCTGTGCTACAGCGCCGCAGACACCGGCGCCGCCCAGCGCAAAGCGCTGATCAACATGGAGGTAGAAGGTTGACAGACTACATGATCTGCCAGAACCAGGACAACCACCTGCTGTACGCCTTAAAGCACGGCAGGTTCTGGTTCTGGAACAAACACCAAAACAAATGGGTGCCCAGCGATTTTGCCGCCCAGCAGTACGCCAAGGCCCAGACCAAAGAGCCCGACCTGGCGCAGGAGGACTGGCTGGGGGGATGCTTCGGCATCCTGATGGATGACTACGAGGTACCGGACGCTGTGGTAAAAGCCCTGCGCGCACTGCCCAACAAGGAGGAACCACCATGCAAAGTGAACACGACTGCCCCGAATGCGGATGCTGCTGTGACTATGGCCGCCCCTGCTGCCACGTTGGCGGAGGAAACATCGACCACCCAGGCGGATGCAAACAGCTGCCCGCCGGACCCCTGCTCCCCTGCGGACACTTCCGGTGCAATGTCAAACCTGTCCGGTGCGGAAACTGCCTGTTCGGCTCCGGCGTTTGATTACAGCGGGCTGGATGAGCAAACGGTCAACGACCTGCACCTTGCAGAACGAGAATGCGCAGCAGGGCGGAGGTTGGCAGAAGCTGGGCTGCGCCGCATGGCTGATGGGGTAGCAATCGCGCATGAGGCACTTGTCCCAAATTGGGACAACTCAAAACATGGGAACCGCGGCGAGGATACATTCCGCCGTTGGTGCGAGAGTATAGGCGTCAGCAAGTCCGCGGCCTACCGTCTGTTGCAAGTTACCGCTCTGTTTGATAACAGCAGTCCAGAACAGCAGAAGATCCTTGATTCGCTTTCCCCTTCTTTATTATATGCCGCCGCCAAGCCCACCGCCCCCGCCGATCTGGTGCAGGCCGTCAAATCCGGCGACATTACCACCCACAAGCAATACCAGGATTTGCTGAAAGAAAACCAGCAGCTGCGCGCCGACCGGGTGAGCGCCCTCAATGCCGCAGCCGCCGCCGAAGCCGCCCGCGATGCCGCCCTGGCCGATGTTGACGGCCTGTATGAGCAGAACCGCCAGCTGCAAGCCGCCGCCACCGGTGCCCAGGAAAGCTACCGCACCGCCCACAAAAACGAAGATTCCGCCCTGCGCCGCGCCACCGAAGCCGAGCAGCGGGCAAAGGAAGCGGAAGCCCGCGCCGCCGATGCCGAAAAAACCGCCGCCCTGCGGCAGGAGATGAACACCGATCTGAAAGCCCGCCTCAGGGAATTGGAAAACCGCCCGCAGGATGTGGCTGTCTGCCCGCCAAGTGAAGCCGACATTGAAAAGTACCGCAAAGAGGGCGAGGACCGCGTGTTTGATGCAGCTCAAAAGCTGGCCGAAACATCCCGCGCACAGAACACAGAGCTGCTGCGCCAGCTGGCTGAAACCCAGCAGCAGCTGGACGCGGCCCGCCCCGATGCCGATGCCTGCCAACGGATCGTGGATGCCGCAGCCGATGCCATGGACGGCTTTTGCGCCGTGCTGCGGGCCAACCTGCACGCCGCAGCCCTGGATGCCGAACTGTTTGACACCGTGACCCGCCGCGCCCGCACAGCTGCCCGCGGCATGTTGGATACCCTGGCCGCCTGCGCCCCGGACGGCTGGGCCGATGAGGATGAGGAGGATGATTTTTGATGAACGAAAAAGCGATTGTAAAACGCATGAAAGCAGCCGCCAAAGCCGCCGGGTGCAAGATCTGGCGGAACGAACATGATGTGCTGGTCCTGTGCGGCGGGGGCTGGTGCTTTGTATGCGAATGGGGCAACTGCCCGCCCGCCGTGCTGGGCTGCCTGGCAGAGTGGCTGCACGGCCTGCCCTGCCCCGGTTCCGGCTACTGGTACAAAGGCTATCCGGATCCGGAACCCCTGGACTGCCAGCCGCCGGAGTTGGCCGCCCTGATTGGCCGCAGCGGGGAGGACCTGATTCTTTCCCCGCTGCGCACCGAAACGCTGCAGCTTGCCCAGACCCGCACCGGCCAGATGTACTGGTTCAGCACCGACCTGACCGCCATGCTGGGCACCCTGGCCACCACCGGCGGCGGGACCCTGCTGCCCGCAAAGGATGAAACCCAGATGCCCTGGGGCCGCTGGGGACGGGAAGGCCGCCTGTTGTTCCTGGAAACGGAAAACTGCGTTGCCCCGGCTACCACATCCAAGCTGGAAGCCCTGGACTGCTGGGAGGAGGACCGCCTGTGACACACCTGTATGATGACACCACCCTGACCCGCGCCGTGCTGCTGTTCGGCCCCCTTTCCACCGAGCACCAGTTCATCCGCGCGGCGGCAAAGGTCAACCGTGCGGCCGGCATCCTGACCGATGCCCTGATGCGCCTGCAGGAAAACCTGTACCCCTCCCCCGTGGAGATCGAGAACGCCATCACGGACCTGAAAGCCGTTCTGCCCGGCCTGTATGTTGCCGCCGAGCAGGTGGCCGAGCTGACCCGGATGGCCGGGGGCGGCGGGATTCCCTTTAACCCGGAAGCCACCGCCTTTACTGCCCTGCGCTGCGCCGAGCTGAACAGCATTGAAACCCGCTGCCGCAATGCGGAAGCCAAGCGCCGGAACACTTACGGCGATAACCCTTACCGTCCCGATTCGCCGCTGTATGACAAGCGCGAAGTGCTGGACATGATCTGCACCCTGGCCGCCCGCCAGGCAGCCAAAAATCAAAAGGAGGATACCTGATGCCTGAACCGTTGAATCTGTTTGCCCCTGCCGCACGGCAAAAAACCAAGCTGCGCATGGCGCTGCAGGGGGTATCCGGCGGCGGCAAAACTCTCAGCGCCCTGTACATTGCCTATGGCATGACCGGGGACTGGGGCAAAGTTGCCCTGATCGATACCGAACACGACCGCGCCCTGGAATACGCCGCCCGCAGCGACCTGCCCATCCCCACCGGGCAGTTCCTGCACGCACACATGGACCCGCCCTACAGTGTGGAAAAGTACATTCAGTACGTCAGGATGGGGGCCGATATTGTCGGCCCGGACGGCGTTGTCATCGTGGACAGCCTGTCCCACGCATGGGCCGGTGCAGGCGGCGTGCTGGAATACAAGGATGCGATCGCCGCCACCCAGCGCGGCCAGAACAGCTACACTGCCTGGAACGCGGCGGGCAAGCTGCAGAACACCATGGTCGATACCATCCTTTCGGTCCCCTGCCACACCATCTGCACCCTGCGCGTCAAGCAGGACTATGCCCTGCAGCCCAATGAGCGCGGCAAAATGGAGCCGGTCAAGCTGGGGCTTGCCCCCATCCAGCGCGAAAACCTGGAATATGAGTTTGACATTGTGCTGAACATTGCCCGCAACCACATTGCCACCACCAGCAAGGATGTCACCTTCCTGGATGGGTTCGGCGCCGTCATCACGCCGCAGCTGGGCAAAGACCTTGCCGCTTGGCTGAACGAGGGCAAAGAGCCGGTGCGCATCCTGTGTGCCGACTGCGGCGGCCGCATCAAGGACAGTGTACAAAAATCCACCGGCGAGCTGATCCCCGCCGCCCAGTGCGCTGCCATGGCGCAAAAATACGTTGGCCGCCCGCTGTGCAAAGCCTGCCTGCTGAAAGCCATGAAACAGAAAAAGGAGGGCAGCGCCCATGATCCCAGCCAACCGGCGCAGGAACCAGCGCAATAAACTGCAGCAGCAACGCAGCCGCAACGGCAAACAGTGGGAAGAGGACCTTTGCGAGGAGCTGAACGCCGCCCCCAACAGCTGGGCCCGCTGCTGGCCCAAAGCATGGGCAGGCCAGCCTTTTGATATTTCCGCCATGGTTCAGGGCGCGGCGCTTGGCATTGAGTGCAAGGCGGTTCAGCGCGGAAACCTGCCGTTTTCGGCCCTGCGCCCCAACGAAATTGAAAACCTGAGCCGGTTTGAGGATGCAGGCGGTGCGGCCCTGATTGCCGTGCGCCGGGCAGAACCGCCCACCGTGGCGTTCATCCCCTGGTGCAGGGTGCGCGGGCCGATCCTGGCCGGGGACCGCGGCAGCGTGCCGCTGGGCAATATGCCCCACACCATCCCCCAGGCGCTGGAAGAGTACCGCCTGCCCTGCCCGGAGGTGCTGCCATGATCTTCACCCTGGATGGCCGTCTGCGGCTGACCGATTGCCCCGCCGCACTGCGCCGTGCCCTGATGGAGGAACTGACCATCCCCAACCCGGCCTACACCCGCGCCGCTTACCTGGGCCTGCCCACCTACAGCATCCCGCGGGAACTGCTGCTGTATGAGGTGCAGAGCAATGAGCTGATCCTGCCCCGCGGCATGGCAAACGATGTGTGGCACCGCCGCCCCAAGGATACCCAAAAGCGGGACGCCATGACCCTTTGCCCCGCCCCGGCCTGGCCGCCCGGCAGCATCCGGCTGCGTAGCTACCAGCAAAAAGCCGCGGATGCTGTGCTGGCCAGCAAGACTCCGCAGGGGGTATTGGTCATGCCCTGCGGTGCAGGCAAAACCGAAACCGGGCTGTACCTGATCCGGGCCATCGGCCAGCCCGCGCTCTGGATTGCCCACACCAATGATCTTGTCCTGCAGGCAGCGGAACGCGCCAAAGCCCGCCTTGGGCTGACGGACGGGCAGATCGGCATCCTGAACGGCACACAAAAACGCATTGGCACCCATCTGACCGTGGCCACCGTGCAGACGCTGTACCACATGGAGCTGGATGATCTGGCCGGGCGCATTGGGACCGTGATTGTGGATGAATGCCAGCATGTGGTCGCCAACCCCGCCAACGCCCAGATGTTCAACGCCGTTCTTGGCTGTCTGCCCGCCCGTTACCGCTACGGCCTGACCGCCACCCCGGCCCGCGGGGATGGACTGGAACACACCATCCACATGATCCTGGGGGATACCATTGCCCAGGTTGACCAGCAGGTGCTGGTGGATACCGGCAGCACCGTCATCCCCCAGGTTCAGCCTGTTCTGACCCAGTTCAGCTACACCCCCGGCCCGCGGGAGCAGATGCACATTGATACGGCCCGCCTGCGCCGCTGCCTGGCCGCGGATACGGCCCGCAATACCCGCATTGTCCGCATGATTGCCCAGGATGCCCTGCATGGTGAAACCGTGCTGGCGCTGGGCTGCGGCCTGGATATTCTGGAAACTATGTGCCGTGCCCTGCACAGCCAGAGTGACTTTGCCGCCGCGGGGCTGAACGCACATTTTATCTGCGGGGCCACCAAAGCCGCCGACCGCACCGCCGCCCTGCGGGAGCTGAAAGACCCCGCCTGCCCTGCACGGGTGCTGTTTGCCACCTACCAGCTTGCCAAAGAGGGGCTGGATATCCCCTGCGCCGGGCGGCTGTATCTGGTGCAGCCCGTGCGGGACAAAGTATCTGTGCAGCAGGCCGTGGGGCGCATCATGCGCCCGGCCCCCGGCAAAACCACCGCCCTTGTTTATGACTTTGTTGACAATAACGTTCCCGCCTGCCGCAGCCAGTACGCAGCTCGCAGGCGGGTATACAAACAGCTGAACGCTGAAATTTTGGAGGAAACAACATTATGAGCGATTATTCTTACCTCAACAGCCTGGAAAACACCTATGATGCCGCGCAGGAAGCCACCGGCGGCAAGCTGCCGGACGGCCGCTACACTGCCATCCTGAATGAAGCACGCCTGTACCCGCCGGACGAAAAGCGCGCTTACCCCCGCTTTTCCACCAGCTGGGTGGTAACGGAGGGCGAGTACAAAGGCCGGTTCCTGTACATGAATTTCAATTTCAACGCGCAGGGCTTCCCTTACTTCAAGCAGTTCACCAACGCGGTGGGGGTAGCCGTTCCGCACCTGGCCGCCCTGCCGGACCGCCTTGCCGAATACTGCGGCAAGATCGGCCAGCTGACCCTGGCAGAACAGAAAAATGACCCGCGCTACCAGAACACCTACTTTGACCGCCTGATCGGCACCGGCAATGTCAGCGATTATATCAAGCCGAAAGCTGCCGCCCAGCCTGTTGCTGATTCCTTTACCCCTGAGGCGGAAGACGACGAAGACCTGCCCTTTTAAGGAGGTTCTATGAACAGTATACCCGAAGAACTGAAAGTCAACGCGCGGTGGGTATGCTGCACAGCCGATAAGCGGCCCATCTGCCCGGCAACCGGTGCGCCCGCAAGCAGCACCGACCCGGCCACCTGGGCTAGTTATGCCGCGGCGGTTCAGGCGGTGCCCCGTCTGGGCTGCCGCGGCATCGGCTATGTGCTGGGGGATGGGCTCTGCGGGATCGATATCGACCATTGCATCAACCCTGCCACCGGGGAGCTCCTGCCCGAAGCCCTGGATATTGTGGAAGCCATGCACAGCTATACCGAACTGAGCCCCAGTGGCACAGGGTTGCATATCCTGTGGCGCGGCAAAAAAGCCGGCCCCGCCTGCCGCCGTGCCCTTGCCCCCGGCGCAGGGCTGGAAATGTATGACGGGGGCCGTTACTTTACCGTAACGGGCCGCAGCTGGCATGACCCGCCCCTGCCGGTGCGGGACGCCGCCGATGCTGCGGCCGAAGTGTACCGCCGCTGGCTGGCCAAACCGGAACCGGTCGCTGCCCCCGGTCCTGCGCCCCGGCAGCACAGCCTGCCGCAAAGTGACGAGGAGATTTTGACCAAAGCCCGACAGGCCCGCGGTGGCGAAAAGCTGGCCGCCCTGCTGGCCGGAAACTGGCAGGGGTATGCGGCTTCCCACAGTGAAGCGGATCTGGCGCTGTGCAACCTGCTGGCATTCTGGCTGGGAGCCGATAAAACCCGCATGGATGCCGCATTCCGCAGCAGCGGCCTGTACCGCCCCAAGTGGGACGAACGCCGCGGGGCCGATACTTACGGCAATCTGACACTGGCCCGCGCCATCGCTGACTGCCGCGAGGTGTATGACCCTGCCGCCGCGCCCGCCCCTGGCCCCAGTGACGCTGACGAACTGACCGCCCTGCTGCACCGCATGGCACCCGCCCAGCCAACAGCCATCCCTGCAAAACCTGCCCCCGGCAAGCCCCATGTGGAATACAGTCGGGACGATACCGGCAACGCCCGGCAGTTCCGGGACCTGTACCGCGGCAAAGTGCGCTACAACTTTACCCAGCAGATCTGGATGCTGTGGGACGGCCGCATCTGGAAGCCGGACGAGACCGCCGCCGTCAAAGCCCTCTGTGATGATATGCTGGATGGCATGGAACGCCAACTGTTTGGCATGCACGACCCTGACAAGGCCAAGGAATACCGCCAGTTCATCCGCAAAAGCCGCGGCAGCACCGCCAAGAAAAACCTTCTGACCGAAGCCCAGCACCTGGCCGGCATTCCGGTAACGGATGCTGAGCTGGATGCCGCCCGCGGGGTGTTCAACCTGCAAAACGGCATCCTGCGCCTGAAGGACGGAGCCTTGCGCCCCCATAACCGGGACAAGCTGCTGACCAAACTGGCCGGTACGGCGTATGACCCCAACGCCAAAGCCCCGGTATGGCAGGCTTTCCTTGCCAGCGTGACCGGCGGCGACCAGGAGCTGCAGACCTATCTGCAGGCCATGGTGGGCTACATGCTCACCGCTTCCACACGGGAACAATGTATCTTCTTTTTGTATGGCGATGGCTCCAACGGCAAAAGCACCTTCCTGGATGTGCTGGCGGATCTGTTCGGCAGCTATGCCATGAACGCCCAGAGCGAAACCATTACCGCCCGCCGCACCACCGAAGGCCCCCGCACCGACATTGCCCGCCTGAAAGGGGCGCGGCTGGTGACCATCTCCGAATGCCCGGCCGATGTCTGGCTGGACGAAGCCATGGTCAAGCAGCTGACCGGCGGCGATACCGTGACCGCCCGCTACCTGTATGGCCGCGAGTTTGAGTTCAAACCGGAGTTCAAGCTGATCATGGCAACCAACCATAAGCCGCGCATCCGCGGCACCGATTCCGGCATCTGGCGGCGCATCCGCCTGGTGCCGTTCACCCAGACCATCCCCGAATCCAAGCAGGATCTGCAGCTGCCGGATAAGTTGGCTGCGGAGCTGCCTGGTATCCTGAACTGGGCCTTGGACGGGCTGCGCCTGTGGCTGGCACGCAGCAACAATGGCCGCCGCCGCGGGCTGCTGCCCTGTACCGCCGTGGACACCGCTACCGCCGAATACCGCGGCGAGCAGGACCGCCTGAAGCAGTTCCTGGACGACTGCCTGATGCAGTTGCCCGGCTATACCGTTCAGGCCTCTGTGCTGTACCAGGTCTACCGCAAATGGTGCGAGGAAAACGGCGAGCGCTACCCCCTGAGCGGCAACAAGTTTGGGCGGGAGATTGCCAAGGTTTTGCCCCGCGTGAAAACCCGCACGGCATACGAGTATCAGGCCGCCCGCCTGACCGATGAAGGCAGCCGCCTGCTGGCACAGGCGCTTGGCGGATCCCGCCAGCGCTATCAGCCCGGCCCGCCGCCCTATGAACAGCAAACCATGTCCGCGCCGCCCAAAAGCTGATTTTCTGTGGTGGATTTGCGGTGCATTGTGGTGGATTTGCTTAAAAATCCACCACAGGCAAAAACAATGTATCTGCACTATTTTTTGAGTATTTTTATATCTCTGTGGTGGATGTGGTGGATTTTGCAGGAAAAGTGATACACGGAAAAATAGAAAAAATGTAATTCTATAAAGGTTCTTTATTTTGGCCCCAAATCCACCACAATCCACCACACAGAAAGGAGAGCCCATGATAACTTTTGACTCCAACTGTCTCTACATCATCCAATGCCTGGCCCTTGTGTTTCTTGCGGCCCCCTGCGTGCTCTTTGCGGGCGGCATGCTGATCTGTGGGCTGTTGTGGTGCGGGCTGCGCATCACCCGCGCGCTGAACCTGCGGCGGCTGGGCCTGCCGCGGTGTGGGCGCTGCCGCTACTGGGCTACCGTGCAGTGCCCGCTGTATGGCCGCAACACGCCAAGCGATTTCTGCAGCCGCGGCGAAAGGTGGGGTGACTGATGGATATTCTGCTTTCGATCATCGGCAGCGCCGTTCTGGCCGCGCTGCTGGCCGCCGCCTACACCGCCGGGCTCTGCGCCGGAAAGGCCGCCGCCCACCTGGACGAGGACGACGAACCGAAGATCTACATGGATCACACACATGGAGGTGAGGATTGATGCCGAAATATTCCGATAGGCCCTGCGCCCGCTGCGGCAAAATGATGCTGCACGCCTATTTCAGCCAGCGCTACTGCAAAGCCTGTGCCCCGCTGGTGCGCAGCGACGACGCCATCATCAGCCGGGCCAAGCAGCGCAGCAAACGTGCCATGAGCGAGATTGCCCGCGTGGAACGTGCCGCCCGCGCCGAAGGCAAGACCTATGGCTGCTATGTAGCCCTGCACAAGCCGCGGAAGGGGTGATGCCGATGAGCAGACCGCATTATGGCTGGTGGGGATATGTAAAAGATATTATCCGCCGCTACCCTGCCCTTTGTGCGCAGGAAGCCGCCCTGCGTGAAACCTGCATCAGTCCGAATCTGAGCGGTATGCCCCACGGTTCCGGCACACCGTCTGACCCGGTCGCTGACGCTGCCCTGCGCGAGTTGCCGGAAGTCAACCGCCGGGAGCTGAACGCCGTGTGCCGCGCCATTGCCGAGACACAGGCGCTTGACACCGGCGAAGAGCGCCTGACCCTGATACGCCTTGTTTTTTGGGATAGGACGCATACACTGGAAGGGGCAGCAATACAGCTGCACCACTGCAGTCGTACCGCCGCACAGTGGCACGGGGACTTTATACGGTGTGTAGCAAAGCATTTTGGACTGCTTTAATTTAATCCATTTTGTATATTCCATATGCAATTCCTTGCCAATTTGTTATAATAATAATAGAAAGGGTGATATGTATGAGTTTAACTGCATTACAACTCGCAGAGTACACTATCCGTCGGGCTGCAGAAAAAGAAACACCCATTACTAACCTGAAACTGCAAAAAACACTGTACTATATACAGGGATATTCCCTGCGAGTATTCGATTCGCCTGCATTTGACGAAACGATCAGCCATTGGCAGTATGGCCCGGTCGTTCCAATTGTCTACTTTACCTACAGCACAAATGGAGCAGCTCCCCTATGTGTAAACGATGCTACAGATGTTCCCGCACTGTCAAAAGAACAATGCGATCTTTACAATAAAGTCATTGACAAATGTCTTTTTCTGTCTGCCCGTGCGCTGGTAGAAAAAACGCATCAGGAAACTCCATGGAAAGAGACTTCCGACCGTGAAATCATTTCACATGAGGAAATCCAAAAATTCTTCTGCCATTCAAACCCGTTGGAGCTTAGTTAAAAAATGGATAACGACCAGAAAAAAATGGATGATTTGCTCCGTATTTTAGATGAGCTGTTGGAATATCCTATCGAAACAAGCGACGACATTACGGATGCAGAATTGGAACATTATTATAATGAGTTCTGTACTATTTATTGTCATCATTTCCGCCACTGGTATTCTCTCCTTTCAGGCTATCTGGAAGAGAAAACACCCGATGTCTACTCCTATTTAAGCAACGGTATCCGGCTAATATCTGATTATGGAAAAACACATCATTCCCAGAAGGATGAAGTAAATGCCGGCATCGATAAATTGCTTGACCATGTTGACTTGGAAAGTATTCGTAATGACCGTATGCAAGCTGTCCAGTGTATCACAACGGAAACTCGAAACCTATATGCCAAAACTGCGCAACAAACCAAAGAGGCGCAAGAAAAGGCTTCGGAAGTGAAAAAAAGCGTTGAACATTTCCATGAACAGTCCATATCTATATTAGGTATTTTTTCCGCTGTGGTTCTGGCGTTCATGGGAGGGATCAGTTTTTCCAGCAGCGTGTTGGAAAACTTTGCTGCTGTTTCCATGTTCCGCCTGATTATTACCATTGTTTTATTGGGATTCGTAATATTCAATGCTCTTTTTATTCTTTTGCGCTTTGTTCTATACATCGTTCACATTGATTTTCCCGGCCAAAAAACTTCTTTTCACATAAAAGCCCTGAATATTGCGTTAGCGGTTATTTTGGGCATAACAATTTTAGCGTATTCTTTTGGTGCAGGAAGTATCCTTGAATCTTGGGGAGCAGCGCCCATTACCACATCTTCCTCGACCACAGTTTCTCCGTAAATCAAGTTTGCATTAAAAAGCCAAATTTCCATGTTATAATACTATCATCGAAAGCCGCAAGGAACGGGGCGACCGCCTTGCGGCTTTCGCGTTGACATTTTTGTCCTCTCCTTTTCCCTTATGGCCAGACGGTTCTTGCTCCCGCCTGGCTGTTTTTATGCCGCGCAGCCGGCCATTTGGCAGGGGCGCTGTGTTCCCAAGCAACGGCACAGCAAGGGTGCAAGGCCCTTGTGCGGCCCCACTCCCCGGCACCCGGCAAAGGCTCACACATTTACTCTCTTTCCTTTTTGTCCGTGTATGCCGGGATTTATCAAAACTTCAACCCCGCCAGACCCGGCGGGGTATTTTATTTCAGAAAGGCGGTGAAACATGGCATACAAACGCAACCCGGTTGGGCGGCCCCCGAAGTACAAGAGCGTGGAAGAGATCCAAGGCAAAATTGATGCCTATTTCACCGCCTGCAAGGGGCACCCCCTGATGAACCCGGATACCGGCGAGCCGTGCTTGGACAAATACGGCCTGCCCATTATTGTGGATGCCAAACCACCGACGGTAAGCGGGCTGGCCCTGGCGCTGGGGTTTTCCTGCCGCCGGGACCTGAACGCCTACCAGGGCAAAAAGGAATTTTGCACCACGATTACGCGCGCGAAGGCCCAGTGCGAAGCATACGCCGAAGAACGCCTGTTTGACCGGGACGGCACCAACGGCGCGCAGTTCAGCCTGCGCTGCAATTTTGGCTGGAACGACAAGCCCGCCGAAGCACCGCCCCCGCCCACTGATGACGGCTTTTTGACCGCAATGCAGCAGCAGGCACCCGAAGCCTGGAAGGATGGTACGGATGAACCCGGTTAAGCCTGCCGCGTTCCGGTTCCGGCCGTTCAGCCGCCGCCAAAAGCAGGTGCTTACCTGGTGGTGCAGCACCTCCCCCGTACAGGCGGCGGACGGGCTGATCGCGGACGGATCCATCCGTTCCGGTAAAACCGTTTCGCTCTCCCTTAGTTTTGTGCTGTGGGGCATGGCGCGCTTTAACGGCCAGAACTTTGCCCTGTGCGGCAAAACCATTGCCAGCCTGCGGCGCAACGTGGTGGGGGTGCTCAAGCAGATGCTGACCGCCCGCGGCTACACTGCCGCCGAGCGCCGGGGCGACAATCTGTTGATTGTTACCCGCGGGACCGTGACCAACTATTACTACCTGTTCGGCGGCAAGGACGAGGGCAGCCAGGACCTGATCCAGGGCATTACACTGGCGGGCGCGCTGTTTGACGAAGTTGCCCTGATGCCGGAAAGCTTTGTAAACCAGGCCACCGCCCGCTGTTCTGTGGACGGTTCCAAGTTCTGGTTCAACTGCAACCCGGAGGGGCCGGAGCACTGGTTCTACAAAAGCTGGATTTTGCAGGCCCGCGCCAAGAACCTGCTGTACCTGCACTTTACGATGGATGACAACCTGAGCTTGTCCGAGCCGATCAAGGCGCGGTACCGGGCACAGTACACCGGCGTGTTTTATGAGCGGTACATCCGCGGGCGCTGGGTGGTGGCCGAAGGTCTGGTTTATCCCTTTGTAGCGGCCAACCCGGATGCCTACCTGCTGCGCGGGCCGACCGCCGGGATGGATGGCCGCTTTTTTGTCTCGATCGACTACGGCACCCACAACCCGTGCAGCATGGGGCTGTGGTGCGTGCAGGCCAACCGGGCAGTGCGCATCAAGGAAAGTTACTACAACTCCCGCGAGGTCCAGCACCAGCGCACCGATGAAGAGCATTACGCCGCGCTGGAAGAGCTGACCCGCGGTTACTATGTGCAGGAAGTGGTGGTGGACCCCTCCGCCGCGTCTTTCATTGAGACCATTCGCCGCCATGGGCGGTACATGGTGCGGGCTGCCGCCAACGATGTGCTGGACGGCATCCGGGTCACGGCCAGCTTGCTGCAAGCCGGGCGGGTGCAGATCCACGAAAGCTGCACGGATGCCCTGCGGGAGTTCAAAACCTACTGCTGGGACGACAAGGCCCCGCAGGATGCCGTCATCAAGGAGAACGACCACGCCATGGACGACATCCGTTATTTTTGTTATACCGTGCTGGCCCGCGAATACCGCTGGGCGGATTGGAGGAAGTGAAGATGTTCCAAAAGCTTTTGCGCTGGCTGCGTGCCCAGATCAGCACGCTGTTTGGCGATACCCCCGGCGCAAACGACATTATCCTGTCCGGCCAGATGGAACATGCCCTTGCCCTGTGGGCCCAGATGTACGAGACGGGCGGCCCCTGGTGCACGGCCAAAAACGACCTGCACAGCCTGCACATTGCGGCCAGCGTGGCGCGGGAATTTGCCCGGCTGGTCACGATGGAGCTGAAAGTCAGCCTGTCCGGCTCTTCGCGGGCGGACTATCTGGCAGAGCAGCTGGCCCCGTTTCTGGACAAGCTGCCTAACTACACCGAGATTGCCTGCGCACTGGGAGGGGCAGTGTTCAAGCCCTATGTTTCCGGTGACCGGCTGTTGGTGGATGTGGTGCAGGGGGACTGCTTTTTCCCCACCACCTTTGACACCACCGGCCGCCTGACCGGGGCGATCTTCTCCGAGCAGCTCAAACGCAAAAACACGATCTACACCCGCCTGGAGCGGCACGAATACGCCGCCGGGGTGCAGACCATCCAGAACAAGGCGTTTGCCAGTTCCAGCACGGCCAGCCTGGGGCACGAGATCCCGCTGGCCGATGTTCCGGAGTGGGCCGACATTGCGCCGGAGGTGCGCATTGAGGTGGAGCGGCCGTTATTCGCCTACTTCCGCATTCCCCTTGCCAACCGCAATGACCGGCACAGCCCGCTGGGGGCCAGCGTTTACGCCCCCGCTGTGGATACCATCCACGATGCAGACGAACAGTTTGGCCGCCTGTTGTGGGAGTACGAGGGCGGCCAGCTTGCCATTGATGTGGACGCTGCGGCCCTGCGCCCCACCGGGGACGGTGGGTTCCAGATGGACCAGCGCAGCGGTCGGCTGTACCGCGGCTGCATGACCGGCAATGTGGCGGACCGCACACTGTTCAATGTGTTTGCGCCCGCCCTGCGGGATGAAGCCTATCTGCGCGGGCTGGACGGAATCTTGAAACGCATTGAGTTCCAGTGCGGCCTTGCCTATGGCACCCTGAGCGACCCCCAGAATGTGGACAAGACCGCCACCGAGATCATGGCAAGCAAGCAGCGCAGCTATTCCACCGTAAAAAGCATTCAGCACGCGCTGCAGGTGGCGCTGGATGACCTGCTGTACGCGATGAATGCCTATGCCGACCTGTACCAGCTGGCCCCCGCAGGCAGTTACACCGCCGTGTACAACTGGGACGACAGCATTGTAAACGACCCCAGCGAGCGCAAGCAGCTGTTCTGGCAGTATGTGCAGGCGGGCAAGTTCCCCATGCAGCGCTACCTGACCGAGTTTGAGAGCTACAGCCAGGAGGAAGCCGCCCAAATCGCGGCTGAAACCAGCGCCGAGAATAACGCCGACGAAGCCCTGACCTTTGCCCCGTGAGGTGATGCCCCATGCTGACCCCTGACCAGCTGGAAGCCCTGCCCCGCCGCTTTGTGCAGCTGTGGCAGCAGGTGGAAGATGACATTTTGCAGGACATTGCCCGGCGCATGAAAAGCCTGGGCGAGCTGGACCCGCTGACCCCAACGGCCATATGGCAGGCATGGTGGCTGGCCGAAACCCGCGCGGTGCGCAGCAACACCGTTGCCACCCTGGCCAGGTACACCGGCAAAAGCCGGGCGGAGATCAAGCGGCTGCTGGAAACCGCCGGGGCACAGACCCTGGCTGCGGACGATGCCGTTTATACGGCTGCCGGGCTGGACCCGCCGCCGGTCAACCAGTCCCCTGCCCTGCTGAACCTGCTGAATGCCGGGTATCGCCAGACCTGCGGCACCTGGCAGAACCTGACGGCTACCACCGCCAACACGGTGACCGGCGCATTCGAGGACCGGCTTTCCCGCGCGTGGGGGCTGATCAGCACCGGGGCCCTGGATTACAGCACCGCCATCCGCCGCACGGTGGATGACCTGGCGGACACCATGCCGTACATCACCTACCCCAGCGGCCACACTGACACGCTGGAAGTGGCCGCCCGCCGGGCCGTGCTGACCGGCGTAAACCAGACCTGTGCAAAATTGCAGCTGGCCCGCATGGAAGAGATGGACTGCGAGTTTGTGGAAGTGACCGCCCACGAGGGTGCCCGCCCCACCCATGCGGTGTGGCAGGGCCGGGTTTACCATCGCGGGGGCGCTGTGGTGCAGGACGGTGAGCGGTACGAGGATTTTGAAGCCGCTACCGGTTACGGCACCGGACCCGGCCTGTGCGGCTGGAACTGCCGCCACAACTTTTACCCGTTCTACCCCGGCATCTCCGTACGCAACTACACGGACGAACGCCTGGCCGAACTGGACGCCCGCACTATCCCCTACGGCGGCGGGCTGTACACCCGGTACGAGATCACCCAGATGCAGCGGGCGCTGGAACGCAAGGTGCGCAAGTACAAGCGCCGTTACCTGGCCGAGACCGCCGCCGGGGTAGATGCCAGCCAAAGCGCCGCCAAGCTGAAAGCCGCCCGGCAGCAGCTGAGTGCTTTCCTGGCAGAAACCGGGGAGAGGCTGGACGGCGCAAGGGCGGAGGTGCCGGGAGAGAACTTCAGCGCCAAGAAGCAGACGGCGTATGCGGCGAGAAAAGAACAATCCGCCCTTCAGAAGCTCAATTTCGCAGACAATGTTTCGCAAACAGAAAGAGAAAGCATTGAAAAAGAGCTTTCAGTTATTCCGAAATGGCAGAAGAACCGGGCGGAAAGCATCATTGATAAAGTTGTGATGGTTGATAGAAATGCTTCTGGCAGCGGTTATAGCTACAAAAACCGAACATTATACGTACATCCCGACCGAACAGCAGGCGACATGATTCACGAATACGGCCATGCTCTTGAAATTTCTCTGAAATTGATTCATAATGAAAAATATATTGCGGTAAGACGTTTTGGACTGGAACTTTCGGATTTATCTAAAATTATGATAGATGACGAAACTTTTACAATGCCCATCACTTATCTTACCAACGATAAGTTTGTTTCTATATATCAAGGTCGTCTTTATGAAACAGAAGACTACGGTATTTTCAAACCAGATTCTTTTGAAGTTGACGAATCCATGCTGAAAGAATATTTCAGCGAGGGTTATCGTGCGTTTTATCAAGAACCAAACCTTCTGAAAGAAAAAGACCCATTGCTGTATCAATTTATTGAGGAATTAAGTGATGACAAAGAGTGAGATTTTAAAACTTCAAAATCCTTCTGAGATTTGGAATGAAATGCAGAAAAATCCGGAGCTGAGAACGGACGGCGAAGTATGGCTTTATATGACCCGGTTGAGAGCAAAAATCAACAAAGAGAAATCCACTCAGAATAACAGAGACCCCGAAGCATACTTATATATTGACCCAATCAAGAAAAAGCACTGATTTTTAATTCAACCACGATGCACACGCACCGTGGTATTTTTATGCCTGCTTTTGACCGCATGAGGTCAAGGCGGGCACTTTTTATACCCTTTTGCCCGGCTGCGGCAGGGCTGAAACAGCCGCACAGACGGTGACGGCAACCACCTAAAAACGCCTATCTGACACCCTACACAGGAGGTAACACCCATGAAAACCGAAGATCTCAAAGCCCTTGGCCTGAATGATGAGCAGATGCAGCGTGTGTTCGCCATGAACGGCGCGGACGTGAACCGCGAAAAGCAGGCCGCCGAGACCGCCAAAGCCGAGCGTGATGCCATCCGCACCCAGCTGGACGAGGCCAACACCAAGCTGAAAGGCTATGACCCCGACTGGCAACAGAAAGCCACCGATGCCCAGAAAGCAGCGGACGCCAAAGTGGCCGAGCTGCAGGCAGGCTATGCCGCTCAGAATGCAGCCGCCGGGCTGCACTTTACCAGCGCCAGCGCAAAAAAAGCATTTATGGCCGACCTGGCCGCCAAGAAACTGCCCCTGCAGGGGGACAGCCTGCTGGGCTTTGACGACTTTGTAAAGACCTACCGCGAAAATGACCCCGGCGCGTTTGCCGCCGATACCAAGCCCGCGCGCATTGTGGCAAGTGCTACCGGCACCCCGGCAGCTGCCACCGGCCGCGAAGAAGCAAATGCGGCGATCCGTGCCGCGTTTGGCAAATGAAAGGAGTATAACCCATGCCCAATGTTATTGATCGTTCCCGCGCTGAAGCCCTCATCCGTGAGCAGGTCGTCAGCACCATTTTTCAGGATGCCCCCAAGCAGAGCGTTGTGATGCAGCTGGGCCGCAAGCTGTCCAACATGACCAGCAAGCAGACCCGCGTTCCGGTGCTTTCCATGCTGCCGCTGGCCTACTGGGTCAACGGCGATACCGGCTATAAGCAGACTTCCCGCCAGGCGTGGGAAAACGTCTACCTGACCGCCGGTGAGCTGGCAGTCATTGTCCCCATCCCCGAAGCCGTTCTGGCTGATGCTGAGTTTGACATCCTGGGCGAGGTGACCCCGCGTATCAACGAAGCCATCGGCCTGCGGGTGGACCAGGCCATTCTGTTCGGCATCAACCGCCCGGCAGAGTGGCAGAACGACATTATCACCGTTGCCCGCCAGGCCGGCAACAACGTTTCCGGCGGCATCAGCTATGATTCCCTGCTGGGCGAAAACGGACTGTTTGCCAAGGTGGAGGGTGCAGGCTACACCGTGGACGGCGTTGTGGCTGCCATGGGTGCCAAAGCGTCCCTGCGCGGCATCAAGGACACCAACGGCCACCCCCTGTACAAGAGCGATATGCAGGGCACCACCCCCTATGCCCTGGACGGCGCGCCGATCTACTTCCCGGAGAACGGCAGCTTTGATACCAGCGTTGCCCGCATGGTGGCCGGCAACTTTAAGCAGCTGGTGTACTCCATCCGCCAGGATGTGGACGTCAAGATCCTGGACCAGGCCGTGATCCAGGACCCCAGCACCAAGGCCATCATCTTCAACCTGGCCCAGCAGGACATGATTGCCCTGCGCGTTACCTTCCGCATGGGCTGGGCTATGCCGAACCCCGCCACCCGCATGAACGAGAACCGCGTCAACGTGCCCTTTGCCTACATTGACGCCGCGACCGCCTACACCGACCAGACTGTGACCTTTACCGTCAAGGATAATGCCGAAAGCTCCCCCAATGCCATTGCCGGTGCAGCTGTCAATGTGAACGGCTCCATCCGCCTGACCGGCACTGACGGCACCGCCGTGTTCCACCTGCGCGCCGGTGAATATCCCTACAGCGTCAAGGCAGACGGTTACCGCCCGCAGACCGGCACCGTAACGGTTGCCGCAGCCGCCGTACCGGTTGCCGTCACCCTGCCTGCATCCAAGTAAGGGGGTTGCCATGTATGCTGATTTTACCGACTATCAGGGCGCCTACTGCGGCACCCTGATCACCACCCAGGGGCAGTGGATGCCCGCCGTGCGGGAAGCCTGCGCTTATCTGGACAGCATCACATTTGGCCGCCTGAAGTGCGGGGCGCCGGTGGATGATACCGTAAAGCTGGCGGCTTGCGCGCTGGCGGATGTTGCCGCCCGCTACCAGGCCGCCAAGGCCGATGAGCGCAGCCGCCCCGGCCTGGCATCCTTTAACACAGACGGCTACAGCGAAACGCTGAATCCTGCCGCCCTGACCGCACAGTACACGGCAGACATGCAGGCGGCCGCGGATATTTACCTGCCGCGCAGCCATCCGCTGCGCTATGCGGGCCGGGATGGGAGGTGCGGCCCTTGTACGGCTGTGACCAGACCGTGACCCTGACCCACCTGCACTATGACGGCGATGCCGACCGGGACGTGAAAGAAGAAACCACCCTGACCGGCGTGAGCTGGTACGGGCAGGCAAAGGCCGCCGTGGATTCCACCGGCCTGCACGCGGCGCGGGTGTACAAATGCCGCATCCCGGAAAGCGCCGCCCCCGCTGGGCTGGACATTGCCCCCGGCGACACGATCACCTGCGGCACCGTGACCGCCACCGTGCTGGACGTGCATGACAACCGCGGCCACCCCGCGCCGCACTGGTATGTGGAGGCAAGCTGATGGGACTGAAATATGATGCCCGCCTTGACCTTTCCGCCCTTTCTGATGCCCTGGAAAAACGGGGGCTGACACCGTGCGGGAGGGTGCAGAAGGCGGTGGACGAAGCGGTGATCCGCTATTGTGACCCCAAGGTGCCGTTCCGCACCGGCACCCTCAAGCACAGCGCCATCACGGCAAGCGTCATCGGGGACGGCATGATCGTGTACGCCACGCCCTATGCGCGCTACCTGTACTACGGCGAGGTGTACGGCCCCAACATTCCCATTTTTGAGGACGGCGAGCTGGCAGGCTTTTTCAGCCCGCCCCACAAGTACCCCACCGGCCGCCCGCTGACCTACAACGGCGCGCCGGACCGGGGCGCTTATTGGTTTGAGCGGGCCATGGCCGAACACAAGGATGACGTCATCCGCGAAGCCGCGGCCCTGGCAGGAGGAAGACCCGGAAGATGAACGTACTGGATGCCACCCGCGCCTGGATGCGCGCACAGTGCCCCCTGATCAACAGGCAGGACCTGTTCAACGCCAACTACCTGGGCGCAGAGCCGACCGAATACACCCTGCGCACGGCCAGCGAGAGCCACCGCACCGACGTGCTGGGGTATGACCTGGCCGAATACAACCTGACCTTTGTGGCACAGCTGCCATTTGGACGGGAACTAAAGCCCAACCTGGACGCTGCTGATTTTTTCGCCGCGCTCTCCGCCTGGATCCGCGGGCAGGAGCGCACCCACAACTACCCCGCTGTCAGCGGGTACCGCGTGACCAAAATCACGGCATCCAACGCCGGTGTGCCCACCGGGGCGGATGCCAACGCGGCCCGCTATCAATTACAAATCAAACTCTATCTTGAGGAGGAATAACCATGGCAGAAGCTGCTATCAACCTGACCGCCGGCCAAAAAGCTGACCGCAAACTGGACATGATCTTTGTGAACGTCGGCGGTTCCGGTACTGAGACCTGGGAACTGCTGGGCCGCGGCGTTGAGGACGCAAGCGTGGAATACAACCACGACACCGACACCGTGACCGACATCCTGGGCATTACGGACGTGAACGTGAGCGCCGCAAAGCCGGAGCTTGACCTGGACCCCTGCACCATCCGCGGCGGCCAGAAGCTGAGCGCCAAGCTGCTGGACATTGAGCGCCGCAACGCCGTAAGCGAGCTGAGCATGTTCGATGTGCTGCACGTCCACTGCTTCCTGGGGGCTGCTTCCGGCTCCTTCACGGCGGAAAAGCACACCGGCTGCACCATCGTGCCCCAGAGCCTGGGCGGCTCCGATTACGTCGGCATGCCGATGAACGTACACCTGTCCAACAACAAAACGCTGGGCACCTGCACCATTGCGGCCGGCGTGCCCACCTTCACGGAGGAATAAACAATGGAGCTGAACATTGACCGCGGCTTAAAAAGCTATGACGTCAAGGATGCGGACGGCACCCTGATCGGCACCATCCGCTTCAACCCCTCTGACATCGGCCTGGCCGGCCGCATGGAGGAAGCCCGCGCCAAGATTGCCGAAATTACGGCCGCGCCCGTGACCGGCCCCGAGGATCTGGTGGAGTGGGACAGGCAGGTGCGCCACTGGTTTGATTACATCTTCGGCACGCCGGTATCGGATGTATTCTTTGCCGGGGTATCCAGCCTGGCTTTCTGCGAGGACGGCAGCCTGGTGGCCGAAGCCGTGTTGGATGCCGTCACCCCGATGCTGACCCAGGCGGTGGAAGCCGCCGCCAAGGCCAGCGCGGCCCGCATTGCCAGGCACGCGGACGCCTACCAGGGCAGCACCGCCGGGCTGGCCCCGGAGCAGCAGTGAGCGGCTGGAAGCTGCCCACCAGCGTGACGGTATGCGGGCAGGAGTTTGCCATCCGCAGCGACTACCGCGCCGTGCTGGATGCCATCTCCGCCCTGCGTGACCCGGAGCTGAGCCCGCAGGAACAGACCCTTGCCTGCCTGGAGATCCTGTACCCGGATTGGAAGCGCCTGCCGGACCTGAGTGCAGCAGCCCAGGCGGCCATGGTGTTTATCAACTGCGGCAAGCCGGTGGAAGCCGCCGTGCCAAAGCCCGCCCTTGTGGACTGGGACACCGACGCCGCCATCATGGCACCGGCAGTGGACAAAGTTCTGGGCTACAGCTGCCGCCGCTGCGCCTACCTGCACTGGTGGGAGTTCATCGGGGCATTTGGCTGCATCGGGGACGGCCAGTTTGCGCAGGTCATCTCCATCCGCAATAAGCGCCTGCACGGCAAAAAGCTGGACAAAGCCGAGCAGGAATTTGTGCGCAACAATCCCGATCTGGTCACCCTGCCCAAACACAAGCTGACCAGCGCGGAAGAAGAATTTTTCAAAAGTCTGGGGGTGTAATTTTTGGCTGATGGGTCGATCATTCTGGATACCAGAATCAACAATAAAGGCGCCTATGCCGAGCTGAAAGAGCTGCAGGCCAAGGCCAAGAGCACCGCCCAGCAGGTTGCTGCGCTGGACAGGCAGATCAATACCGCAAACAGCAAGCATCTGGCGCTTGGGAAAGAGCTTTCCGATGCCCAGAGCAAGGCGGAATCCACGGCGGCAGAGCTGGAAAACGTGAACGAACAGCTGGACAGCTTTGTAAAACGCCGCGCCGAGATCGAGAAGCAGCGGAATCCATTGCTCACCCCGGAGACAGCAAACCTGAAAGCACAGGAGTTTGTGGGCCAGCATTTTGCCAGCGACGCGGCCAAAGCGTCGGAGCTTCAGGGTGCGCTGGACAAGCTGCAGCAGTCCATTCCCGGCCTGACGGCAAAGTATACCGAACAGGAAAGCGCGCTTGCCGGTCTGCAGGACCAGCACGCGGCGTTGGCCGCACAGCTGGCGACCGAAGAGCAGACGGTAACCCGCCAAAGCAGCCTGGCACAGTACCTGAACGGCGAAGATTCGATGCAGGCGTACTTCAACAAGCAGGCCGCGGGTATCGAAAAAGCGTATGCCAAAATTGAGGCACGCCAGAACAAAGCCTATGGAACCATGAACGAAACCGCCACGCAGCACGCGGAGCTCATTGTGGCGGAAACGCAAAAGGCCGTTGCCGCACAGGATAAGGCCGCCCAGGCCGCCGAGCAGCGTGCCGTGCGGGAACAGGCGGCCATGGCTATGGCTGCGTCGGGTAAATCCACAGCCACCGCAGGCAAATCCACAACGATGGCGGGGAAAGCCCAGATTGCCGCGACTGCCGTTGCGCGGACCTCCAAGGCTGTGGGGCAGCTTGGCCGTAGACTTGCAGGTATTGTGTCGGGGGCACTGGTATTTAACCTGATCTCCTCCACCCTGCGCTCCGTGGTAAACGTGATGGGAACCACGATTGCCAAAACAAACGGGGTAAGCACCGCGCTTGGCAAGTTAAAGGGTGCCGCAGCCACTGCTGCCGCAGGGCTGGCTTCCGCGCTTTCCCCTGCGATTATCGGGTTGCTGAACCTTCTCACCTCTCTGATCAACGGCTTTCTTCGTCTGCTTTCTCTCCTGACCGGGAAAAGCATCTCCAGCATGAAGCAGACCGCCAAGGGGATCAATGCCGTTGGCAGCGCCGCCGGATCCACCTCCAAGCAGGCCGACAAGGCCAAGCGCAGCCTGGCCGGGTTTGATGAGATCGAGCGGCTGGATGCCAAGACAGGGAGCAGCGGCGGAGCAAACTATAATTTTGATCATATTGCCAGCCCTCTGGGCGGGATCACGGACAAGCTGAAGAACTTTTGGAGCACCTTCCAGGCGCTGCTGGCCCCCAGCGTTGCCGCATGGAGCGCCGCATGGGAACAGATACGGAACGCGGCCAGCGCCGTCTGGCCGGAGGTTCAACAGGCAGCGCTTGCTTTTTGGAACGAGGGGCTTTCCCCACTGCTCACCTATCTGAGCGGCACGTTTGCCCCTGGTGTGATCAATGCGTTTTCGGAAGCGTTTGCCCCCATTGTGGGCGGTGTTGCTTCCACTGCCATTTATGTCCTGGCCGACCTGTTCACCTGGGCATGCGGAATTGGCACGGATGCCATCAATGGTGTGCTGATCCCTGCGCTTGACCTGCTTTTGCAGATCTGGCAAGACCTGATGAGCGGCATCAAAACCGCCTGGGATACTTACGGGCAGCCCCTTATGGACGGTGTGATCCTTGCATTCCAGAATCTGGAGGATCTGGCCACCCTCCTGTGGGAAACCATTGTCAAGCCAATCCTGCAGAACCTGATCAGCGTTCTGCAGCAGTTGTGGTCCTCCCACCTCAAACCCCTGTGGGATGACATTCTTTTGCTGGTGGCAAGCGTTGCCAACTGCCTGCTGGACCTGTGGAACAACCTGCTGGCCCCGGTGGCCAAGTGGATCATCGCCACGTTCGGCCCCGCGTTTGCTGAGGTATTCAACGCCATTGCGGACGTTGTTGGCGTGGCCGTTGGTGCTATTGCGGATGCCATCGATCTGGCCGTTGTTGTGCTGCGCGGGCTGACGGACTTTTTAAGCGCCGTGTTCCGCGGCAACTGGGATGCTGCCTGGCAGGCCATCGGCAACACAGTCAACACCGTCTGGGATAAGATGACGAACGCCATCAAAACTGCCGTCAATGGCATCATCGGCTTCATCAATCGGATGATCTCCGCCGTTGTCACCGGCATCAATGCGGTCATCAACGCGCTGAACGGGTTGTCGTTCGACCTGCCGGACATATTCGGCGGCGGGCATGTCGGGTTTAATATCAGCACCCTGACCGCCCCGCAAATTCCCTACCTGGCGCAGGGTGCGGTTATTCCGGCGAACCGGGAGTTCCTCGCCGTGCTGGGCGACCAGAACCACGGCACCAACGTAGAAGCCCCGCTGGATACCATCAAGCAGGCTGTGGCCGAGGTCATGGAGGACCTGCAGGCAGGCCAGATGGCTGGCTTTGAAGCCGTGGTTTCCGTGCTGCGGGAGATCCTCTCCGCCGTGTACGGCATTGAGCTGACCGACGAGGACGTAGGCCGCGCCGTGCAGCGCTGGCAGCGCAAACAGCTGACTGCCACAGGAGGTGTATAACGTGACCCTGACCAATCTGTTTCAGATCGATGGCAAATCCCTGTACGCACCGGACTGCGACATCGAACCGAGCTATTCCGACCTGGATTCCAGCGATTCCGGGCGCGACGAAGCCGGGTACATGCACCGCGAAGTGGTGCGGGAAAAGGTTGCCACCTGGCCCATCGCCTACAGCTGTCTGACTGACGATGAATACAAGTACACCATCGGGCTGTTTGCAGGCAAATCCACATTCCAGTTCACCCACCCCAAAGCCGGCTCTTCCACCGAGACCGAAACCACCACCTGCTACTGCAGCAAATACGGCATCGCCTGGCACAATGCCAAGACGAAACAGTGGAAGAATTTGAAGTTTAACATTATTGAATGCTGATTGAGAGTTAGGAGGTAGGAAGTAGGAGTTAGGAGTTAAAACGGGCCTAAGGTCCGGCTCTGTAGGGAACGGTCTTGACCGTTCCGAAAACCCCGCCGTATATGCCACAACAGGATTTACCGCAAGGCGACGGGCGCACAATGTGTGCTCCTACGGGATTGCGGCCCAATTTTCAACCCGTGCGCGTACGCGCACACCTTCCAACTCCTCACTCCTACCTCCTAACTAAAACCAAAGGAGGTGTATATTTGCTCCAACCAATTCTCACTCTCTCCAGCGGCACCGAGTTAAAGGGCGGCTCCCCCGGCAGCGCGGTCAAAAGCCTGACGCTGCACACTGCGGTAAACGCCGGGCAGGAATTTACCATCGGCTCTGCGTTTTCGGACTACATCGAAGCCGAAATCTGGGCGGACCCGGGCGGCAGCCTGCAAATTACCGCCGGGGACGCCCTGACCTATTACCGGCAGGATGATGCCGGGAACCGCACCAAGGTGGGTGTCTTCTATGCTGAAAAACCCACCCGCACCAAGCGCAACAGCTACAAGGTCACGGCCTACGACACCATGTCCAAGCTGGATGCCGATTTCTCCGGTTGGCTGCACGCCAATCAGGCACAGTTCCCCAAAACTATCTGGCAGCTGGTTCAGCTGGCCTGCCAGCGGGCAGGGGTTACGCTGGCCAGCAGCAGCCTGCCCATCAATGGCAGCTACAGCGTGCAGGCGTTCTATGCGGATGATTTAACCTGCCGCCAGATTATCTCCTGGGCGGCGGAAGCGGCAGGCTGCTACGCCCACATGAATGCAGACGGCAAGCTGCAATTCTTGACCTACACAGACAAGCGCAGCACTGTTAAAATCACCCCGGACGGTGCCAGCAACAGCACCGCCTATTATGCTGACAGCCTGAGCTACGAGGACTACACGGTCAAGGCCATTGAGAAAGTCCAGATCCGGCAGTCGGACAGTGACGTGGGGGTCATCTACCCCGACAGCACCACCGCCACCAACACTTATGCAGTGCAGGGCAACCTGCTGCTGACAACCGGCACCGAAGCCAACCTGAAAAGCGTTGTCCAGAACCTGTACAACGTGCTGAAAAACGTGACCTACACCCCCTGCAAAGTATCGGTGCCCAGCAGCTCCGGCCTTGCCTGCGGGCAGATCGTACACGTTAAGGACGCACGCGGGCGGGAGTTCGACACCTACCTGATGAGCGCCACAATCTCCTCCGGCAATGCCAGCTTTGAGAGCGTGGGCAGCGCCAGTCGGGAAAGTTCCAGCGCCGTGAACAGCCAGAGCTACAAGAACCTGACCGGCAAAATGCTGGAGATCAAGACCAGCGTGGACGGCCTGGAAGTAAAGGCCAGCGACCTGACCGGCAAGTACACTGACCTGAAAGCAACGGTGGACGGGCTTTCCTCTGAGGTGAAAAAAGACACCAAAATCACCGGCGGCGGCAACCTGATCCTGGGCAGTGAGAGCTTCCGCAATGCCACCTATGACGGCAATGCAAGCGGCGTGGCGTATGGCGATGACGGCAGTGCAACGGTAACAAATTCCAATAGCCTTAATAGACTTGATTTTAACACTACTAGCACGCGCATTGTCAAGGGTGTAACGCTGTGCATATCCGTTATGTACAAGCAAGTTTCGGGCGAGGACGCTTTTTATCTGTACATCCATTATTCGCACGCTAACGGCAGCAGATATTACACCAGCATAAAGCCTGCTGACCAAATCAAAATTGAGCAATCGGACGGTTGGGTGTTACGGTATGGCACATGGACACCGAAGGACAACTATATTTTGACCGGCGTTAGCTTTGGTCTGCAGTCGGGTTCGGTTACAAACAAGTACATGGCATTGCACCCCATGCTGCAATACGGCAACGCACCGACCGCCTGGAATGCCAGCTCTGGCGACTACCTGACGCAGGAAAGCGCCAAAAGCCTGTTTTCGCAGACCGCTGACGAGATCAAAACCGAAGTCACCAAGTCAGTGACTGAAACGGTAACGGCCAACGTGAAGGACGCCGCTACCAGCGCTGCCAATGATGCCGTTGACAGCAAATTGCAGGATTACGCCACTACCGCAACGGTGGAAAGCCTGAAAGAGGATGTTTCCAGCATCAGCCAAAAGGCGGACAGCATCAGCACCAAAGTCAGCAGCCTGGAAGAAACCACCACGACCATTTCCAACGACCTGGACAGCACAAAGCGGGAATTCAAAACCGTTAAAGAATCAGTATCCGCGATTGACCAGAAAGCCGACAGCATTACTCAGACGGTAACGCAGCGGATCACCGGCGGCAACAATATTATCGCGGGCACCGATGACTGGAACAATGCGACCCTGGATGCAGGCGGCAATAACCTGAGCAAAAAAGGAACATACACGATCAGCGGTGAATCCGTCCGAGTGACCAATAGGGCGCAGAACACCCGCTTCCACTTTGGTGCGGACAAAACGCTGGTGATTGCCAAGGGCATGACCTATTGCGCCAGTGTACTGTACAAGCTCAACTCTGGCACGGACAGCCTGTTTTTGCAGTTTGAGACCAAGAGCAGCAGCGGAGCAAAAAGTTATTACGGCAATGCATTCAAAAATGCGAAGCAGGACATTGAGCTGGACAACGGCTGGAAGCTGCGCTGGGCGGCGTTCACGGCGACCGCGGACGGCTATGCAGACGGTCTGTTTATAAGTACCGCGGACGACAACGCCACCGTTACCAACGATCTGACCATTATGCACCCCATGGTGCAGATGGGCAACGCCCCTACTGCCTGGACAGCCAGCACCGGCGACTATCTGACCGCCAACGAAATCAAAACCGAGATCAAGCAGACGGTGAGCGAAATTAAGCTGACGGCATCCACCAGCGGCACTTCCAGCACCATCAAGCTGACGGCAGGCGGAACAGAGATCACCAGCGCACAGATCAACCTCTCCGGCGTGGTGACATTTTCGGATTTGAGCACCTGGAACCAGGATAAGACCATTATCAACGGCGGAAACATTACCACCGGGCAGATTCACAATAAGGCGCGCACAACCACTTATGACCTGGACAATGCCTGGATTCGTATGGGCAAAGATGCTGGCACTCGTGTGGACATTGACACGGGGCGCATCCGCTGGTACTGGGAAAACAACCTGACCGGTGTGTTAAGCAGCCGGTACGGCAAATCTTATATTGGCGATAACTCCCGCTACACGTTTTTGGGCTGGTTCTCCACCGGCGACCCCAGCTTTGATTATTCCACCGGCGGGGCCACCAGCGAGTTTGTGGGCATTGCCATTGACCAGGTAGATAAGGTCATCCACTGTAATGCCAGCAAGTTTGAAATCCCCGGCAGAATTGAATGCGGTTCTTTGAGCGTGAATGGGAGGGAGATTTAATGCAGAAATTCATGCAGATTTTGGCCACGTTGGCTTTGCTGTTGGTGCTTGCATTGGTCATCCCGCTTACGCTGGCAGCCTGCGGCGGCACGCGAACCGAAGATACAAGCTATCCGCGCCCGGAATATTCCGGCTCCCCGATGGCAGAAAGGTGATGAAATGACCACAACCGCAAAAATTGAAGAACTCCAAAAGTCCGTCATCAACGCCATCAACAACAGCTGCCTGCACCCCGCTGTGGTGCGGCTGGTGCTGCTGAACGTGATCTCGATGGTGGAAGCCAGCGAGAGAGAGGTAAACGAAAGAGAAAAAGAGACAGAATCCTGAAAATCTGTTTTTTGTTCCCGCATAATCCACACAAAATATAAGGCAATACCGCATAATTCTAAGTGCCGATACGGCGAGCGAGGTGCGGCAGATGCCAAGCCAAAAGCGC